GGTGTGTTGCATCGTCAGCCTCGTCAGTTGGATTTTTCTGAGCCTAACATTTATAAGATGTTGAAGTCTCTTGATTCTTCTAGTGGTTGGTATAATGATGAGATTTATCGTTATTCTGTTAATGGAGTCAAGCAAATTCAGAAGTGTAAGAAGAAACACCTTGCTCATGAGGTGTGTAAGTTGGTTACTCGTTTAATTAAGCATTCTGAGGAGTATGTTTCTGGTGAACGGTCTGATGAGCCTTTATGGAATATGTTTGCTCAGGAGTGTAGAAAGTGGGAGTTTCGTACGATGTCTATGATGTCTCAAAAGATGACTTCTGAAGTTGCATCTGAAGCTTTGTATAAGGAGAGATTGTTTTATATTGATAATCTTGTAGCTTATGTTTTTGGTAAGGAAATATTTAAAGATCTTGCGTTTTTATTTTGTGGTTATCAGTCTATGATCGGGATTAAGGTTGAGTCTGGTGGTTTGCAGATGTTGTGGGATCAGATGTCTGGTGGTCCTAGTTCTGCTAATCGTTATTTATGGACTGATGCAATTAATATTGCTCGTGATGAGTATGATGTTGATCTTACTCAGCGTAAGTATGTTACTGGTGATTTTTCTAAGTTTGATCAGACGTTGCTTGGCCAAGTGTTGGCTGTTGTTGCTGCATTAATAATTCCATTTATTTCTAAACCTAGTGGTATGAGTCATGCTTGTTATGAGTATATTGTTACTGTTATGGTTACTGAAGTCGTTTATAAAACCATGTATATTTATAGTACTGGTTCCCTTTATGATGTATGGGGAAGTATGTTTTCTGGTAAATACATGACTTCTTGCGGTGATTCTGATTATCAAGCTCTTATACGGCCAATTCATTTGCTTCTTGTTTACTTGAAGTATTCGAAATTTGATCCTGTTGTTAAGTTAATATTTGAGAATCAGATGGTTGTTGATGGTTTTTATGGTGACGACAATTTGGATTCTTATCCTGCTTACTTAGATGCTTTTTGTTATTATGAAGATTCTCCAAATTTTGCTGTCGATTATGTAAATTTCTGTGAGAGGGAATTTGGTCTTGTTAATAAGAAGTCTGAATTTGGTATTTTTGATGAATTGTATTCTACTCATTGTTTTGTTACTGTCGGTGAGTGTATTTTGCTTGATGCATTTTATCTTGGTCCATCCTTTATTCGTAATTCGGTTAGCCATATATATTTAGATGGATTCTACATTGGTGATTATCCTTATCGTGATACTGAAGATTTGATGTCCAAGGTTGGGCGTGTTCTTACTGCTTCTTCCTCGCTGTCTCTTACTATGTGTTTGGTTGCGTCTTTGGCTAGGTTGTGCTCTGGCAATCTTGAAGCTTATGATCAGTTTTCTAAAGTTTATTCTGAACTGTTTGCTGTTAATGGTCGTGTTTCTGTTTCTGAGTGGGAAGCATTTAAGTTACATAAGATGTCTAACTCTTTGTCTCGTATGATTTTGGAGTTTAGTGAGTATGATGGTTATAATTTATTTCCGTCTGTTGTTGAGCTTCATAAGATTCAGAATTCCGGTTACGTTTCTAGAACTGGTCTTAATCCTTGTCAGGATGGGGCCTATTATAATTGTAATTCTTTATTTCATAATGACGGGAGCGCTCCAGATTTATTGTTTGGCGTTGATGTTGATTTTACGCCTGTATTTAAACGCTCCTTTCATTAGATCTCTTGTCTTTTGCACTATAATTCATATGATTATAATAATATGAATTGTGCCCTATTATATGCCAATACTGATTATGGTAAGTATTGGTAATTTACCATGTTGTGCTATTGAGTATTTTGAGACTCACACAAAAAACGG